CTAGGTTGGCTTCTTATAGACTATTAATGTCTAAGAGTAGAAGATCTCTAGAACCTCCATGGGTCTCATTAGATAGAATGCTGGTGGGTGAAGCTGGAAGAGTTGGCCCTGGATTCAAGCTATACACTGGTGGTGAGATTGAAGCAGCTGGTAAAGCTATAGTAGAAGGAGCTAGAAGGGTAGCTAGATATACATCTGAAGCAAGAGGGATGAAGAAACTTAGATTAGATGAGGCTTATGAGAGATCTAGAAGAGAATTTGTTAGATCTGTAATTGATAGATCTGGGAATATAAAAGAGAGTATGTTAGAGAATCTTGGTGAGGAAGGATATAATATTATACAGCGTTTAGTATTAGCTAAAGGTGCATCTGCAAGGGCATCTAAGGAATTAAAGCAGATGAGATCTGAGGTGTATAGTGGACTTAGTCGAAGAGAGAAAAAGATATTAGATGATATCATTCTTGATGATAGAATGATTGATATAGCTAAGTATAAATCAGAGAAAGAGTTTACATTTCCAAAAGGATTAACTGTAAAGGATTTTATAGCTCATAGAGCTATGTTTGGAGATTTAGAAAAACTTACACCGGCACAGGTTAGAAAGTTAGACTCTAGAGCAGCTGCATACTTTGAGTGGATGAAGAAGCCTCTTAGTGATATGATGAATGCAGGGCTTATTTCCCAAACTGAGTATGATGATTTAGTTGCACATAATTATAGAAGGATTAAGTTAGTAGATATATTTGATAAAAGATATGGGACTAAACTTGGAGATAAACGTAGAACTGTATATGATTCAGGTATTGAATCACTAGCAAAGGGTAGAGATACTGATATCTATGAGCCTTCGTCGGAAGTTATGGCATTGGAAGTATTTAATAGATCATATGGTAGAATCTTAAATAATGAAGCTAATAGAGCACTTTTAAACTTAGCTGAGACTGATCCTACTAATCCCTTTGTAAGAGTTAGGAGTGATAAACCGAAAAGTCAGCGAAGTGCTGATGATATGATTCCTAGTGGATGGCATAGAGTATTTGTGTTTGATAAGGGAAAGAGAAGATCTATGTGGATATCTCCGGATATGGGAAGGGAGTGGATTGTTAACTCCCCGGAGATTAGTTATAAAATGGGTCAAGTGCTTAGATGGGCAAGTGGGTCTCCAGTACTTAGAACATTTGCTACTGGGATTAACTGGGGTTTTGCAATTGCTAATGTTCCTAGAGACATTATGCATGCTTGGTTCACAGCTAGAAGATTTGAAAATGGTAAGTGGGAGTCGTTATATAGTCCAGTTGCACCTTTATACTCAATGCAGATTGGAAGAGATTTAGCTACTGTATTTTCAGATGCAGCTACTAAGAAAGGAAGATATAATGAGTATATTGATGAAGGTGGAGGAATGGAATTCTTAGTCCATCAAGGTAGATTATTACAGAGAGGAAGGCATATAGATAGTAAGATTAATGATATATTAGATTTCATGGGATACTTTGGTGAAACTGGAGAGATACTGACTAGATTAGCTATTAGAGAGAGGGTTATTAGGAAAGAGGCTAATAAGCGTGGTATTTCTGTAGAGGAGGCTAGAAAAGACAAAGATATTACCAGAGAGGCTACATTTGTCGCTAGAGATTATATGGACTTTGGCCAGGGTGGAGGGATTAGTAAAGCAGCTGACAATGCATTACCTTACTTAAATGCAGCTATTCAGGGATCAAGAGGATTATTTAGATCGTTCAAGCCTGGAAGTGGGATGGCACTCTCATCTACATTTAAGCTAGGTCAGTTAGCAAGTGTAGTAGTTGGGACTTATATAGCTTCTAATGCTATGGCACCTAAAACTATGAATGCACTACAAGGAGATAAGAATACAGAAGGTAATCTTGTTATCCCACTCGGTGATGATTTTGGCTTTGTAGATGACCAAGGAAATGATAGGTATGTCTACTTTAAAATCCCTATGGACCCTGGACAGAAGTTCTTTAAAACTTTATTTGAAGGAGCTACAGATAAGTGGTTAGGGAAGGAAGTTGATACTGATAGGATTGTTAGTACTTTGAAAGATCAGAGTCCTGTAGGGATTAGTCAGTTACCACCTACTGTCAGCGCAACACTCGGGTATTTAGCTAATAAAGACTTTTGGCTAAATGAAGATATTTGGAAGCAGACTTCTAAGCCACTAAGCTGGCCTGACAGTTCAGAGGAATATACATCTAAAACTCCACAGGCTTACATAGATCTTGGAAAGGCTACAGGGTTGAGTCCTGAGAGGACCAAGTATGCAGTTGAGGAACTTGTAACTAACGGAACTATTTGGTCTTACTTACTTAACCAAGGTTACGATGCAGCTTTTGGTGATCTTACAAAGGATAAGAAAGAGCAGCATATAGCTATGGCTATGTCGAAGTTTCCTGGATTTAAGAGATTTATAGGTGTAACTAATCCTTATTCTAGACATTCTAGTAAAATTGAAAAGGCTGAAGAGGATGCTGTATTAGATAGATTCGTCGAGAATAGAAATATGGATATGTTAGTTGAAGCATATCTGTATGGTAGTGGGAAGGTGTCGAGGGAAGAAGTAATTAAATATGCGAAGTCTTTTAATGATGTAGATAAGTTTGATAGATTGTATGAAAGACTTGAATGGGAAGAGTCAATTAAAAGTTTACCTGAGAAGTCTTTCTGGAGGAGGATGAAAGGATTACCTAATGAAGCTAAAGCAGAAGTGTTTATAGATAGATTGAATAAAGCTAGTGATAGAGAAAAAGATAAACTGTGGGAGGAGTTTTCTATAGTCTCTGCAGCTGGAGATGTCATAAGCGATGATTTAATGGATCTTATTGCCAGAAAGAGGTCAGATAAATAAGTGCATTAAAAAATTTAATTAACTGGGACTTTGTTTAAGATCAATATATCATCAGGATGACCAGGCTTATGAACTAATTTTATAATACCACTTATTTCAAGTGTCGATAGCACTCTATCAAGGGAAATCTTATCAAGATCACTTTCAAAGTGTCTCATAAAGTCTCGGATAGATACTACATTTGTTTTAGATAATTGAAAGAATGTATTAGCTCGGAAGATAATATCTGCTATGTCAGATTTACCAACTCCTTTGAATACTAGTCCCATTTTAATCTCTGCTTCTTCTAATGTAGTTATAGCTTCTTTTAAATTATACTCATCTAAAAACATAGTGTTTCTGTTACGAGACACAGAGTGGATCATAGCTAGTTTCATTAGATGAACTCTTCGTCTTCCATTGTACCCATCAAATCTTGGATCTGCAAAGGGTGGATTTAAAGATGATTCTCTACACCAAGAATCCCATAGCTCTATAAATCCATTAGTCCAAGTAAATTTTCCACTTAGTAGGCTTATCTTTTCTAGGTCATGAACTAGAGCCATGAATAGTTCGCGTTCTTCTTCTGTCTCAGTTGGTATAGTTACAAGTTTGCCATGTTTCTCTTCATATATGAAGATAATCCTTGAAGTCAATCCTCCACCTATTGATTCTATAGGTAATGAAGATCTTATTAGATCTGGAGTAGTGCCTGCAATTAGATTAACCCATACTCCATTTATTTCTTCTCTTTTACGACTTATAGTTTCGTAAGACCACTTACGATCACAGTCATACCAATCACATAGAGCTGCCATTAACTCTCTGTTGTGATATCCCAAGAAGACGGTAAATTCCTTTGATAAAATTGTAAGGGATGAATGAAACTGCTGTTCACCAGTATCTTGGTTTATATCTGTTAGGTTAGTATCTTTTAGATGTCTGATTAATGCTTGGAGAGAAGTAGCTTGAGCACTTAGACGAATAGCTGGTATTTCATTTAGAATAGCAAGCCCAGGATTCATCGCCGTACCCTTACCGGTAGCTGATGGCCCAACTAGAACTACATATAAGTTTGGATAGAATGTAAGTGAAGATCCCCAATCTATTCTAACTTTTCTCTGAAGAGCAGCTGCAACACAGGATATAGCTGTCCATTTTCTAAATAAGTAAGGTGGTTCAGAATTATTTGTTAAGGCTAGAAAAGCTGAGATCCAGTCGTCTAATAATCTATCACCAAAGTCCATTCTAATCTTCCATTTGAGATCTTAAAATAGATTTTAAGTTAGCTGGAGAGTAAGTAGATGGCTTGATCCACTTTCCATATTTATCAAGATGTCCTCCAACTTTCGTCATATTAGATCTATGAACTTCATTAAATATAGGTTCGATATCTATTCCATATTCAACTGCAGTACCAAGGACTACATAGAGTAAGTCGGCTAATCCGTCTGATATTTCAATTAAGCTATCAGCTACCATAGCATTGATTAGTTCCATAAATTCTTCCTTCATTAATCTTATTCTTTTAACTTTATCAGTAGGCTGTATTAATTTAGGATAGTTCGAGGTTGGTAGATGAAATGCAAGATGAAATTCTCTCACTTTGTTCTGCGCAGATCTCATTGTAGATTACCTCCAATTTATGGGCTAAGTCAGCTTCATCATTGGGAAAGTCTTTATGTTTAATTTCTTTCATTAGCTCCTTAGACATATTTAGACCAATGGAGAGATCAACTGGTGTGTCTATTTTAATGCCTTTCCAAAATAGTGGTTGTTCAAGTGAGGATTTGATCAGGATTAGCATTCTAGCTTGCTCAGTCCATGGAATAGATAGTGGAATTTGAAAGACTACAGAGTCATGGATTTGAGCTAGGAGTTCAATAGGACGGAATAGATCTTGATTATAGAAGATATACTCTACTCCGTGTTCATTAATCTTATCTGCTGTAGTAGACTGAGGCAAATGTGCATAGGCTTCACGATAAGTTTCATAGCAAGCGCTTGCAGGGACATTAGGATACGAAGGGATAATAGGTCCCAGGAATAATCTATTTCTGCCCATGAGATTTGTGACCATCCTATTCTTCTTAAGCATGTTCTGTATAGTGACATGGTAGCCTCCACGGATTTGAGGGTATCCTCGATGGATTTGTTCTATTATACGTTTAGCTTCAGTTTCAGTCATTTCATTCTTAATAGCAAATGTTTTATAACCTACATCATAGTTAGTAGCATGATTGCCTTTCTTACCCCAGAATCTTTCAGATTGTCTGCCATCACCAAGAGAGGATGAACCGTCTTTAGATGAGATTTGGTCATATGGTTTACCTATGATTATAGAGGCAGTTAGACGATGCAGATCTATCCCTTTCTCAAAGGCTTCTATCTGTGATAATACTCCACCGACATAAGCAACTAATCTATTTTCTATCTGTGAAAGGTCGAATGAATATCCAAGATATCCTTCATCAAAAAGGAAATATTGAAGGAGATCATGTGGCCAGTTCTGCTGATTTCCTCCAGTACCGAAGATAGTCTGACCTGAAGATAGTCGTCCAGTCTCAGCTCCAACTGGTTTATATGAAGATCTATAACGTCCATCTATATCTACTTTACCTATATTTAGATAAGTAGATATACGCTTTGATAGACCTCTAATATCAAGAAGGATTCTGGCCGCAGCTGAGCCTTTGCATCCTAGTCTAAATATACGCTTAAGTGCATCAACATTTATAGTTTCACTATACTGACCTTTTAAATTCTGCTTTTTGTAGGGTTTAATACTAAGATCTTTATAAAAGTATTTCATTAATTGAGTTGGAGAATTATAGTTGATTTTATAGCCTACTTCTGAATATAATTCCTCAGCTTTAGATTCTAATTCAAGTTGTTCTTTCTCCTTACAACTAGCCATTCCAGTTACGTCTACTTTAATTCCACGCTCTGACATATAGATTAAAGGTTGAATAAGTTTACGCTGACGATTGTAGGTTTCGAGATTAGATTGTTTGATTAGTTCGGCTATCTGTTTAGGATGAGCATCACTAGTAGCTATAGAGTCCATACCATTATAAGTCCACCATTCTTCCCAGGAACCAGCACCTATCTTGATCCATTGCTTACCATCTTCTTTATAGTAAGGGATGTCTGTATGCATGGTAGTAACAAATGATAAGCCTGCATTAAAGTCGGGGAATGATATCTTTTGAGCAATCTGTGTACAGTGGAGATCACCTCTAGGACGGATACCATACTTATGGAGTAAGAATTGCGTATCAAAGATGAAATTAGCACCTCGTTTTTTGATCTTACTATCTTCTATAATTCTTGCTAGCATTAGGATTATTTGGTATTCTTGGTTGATGTCAAAGTAGTCTCCCTGTGAGTCTCGAAAAGGGATAGACATTGACTCAGTCGACTTGAAGGATATAGAAAAGCAGTCTACTTCTTTATTAATAACTTCAATGTCAATGTCTATAACGTCACCTCTTCTTCCAAGCTCGTAGCAATGATTAAGATATGACATGGCTTGGGAAAAAGAAGGTTTAGTGATAACTTTTCTACTGGTCCGTCTAATTATATGATACTCCGACTCTTTTGCAGCACGTAGAAGATCCTCTACAATTAAAGGCTTGTTGAGAAAGTTAAATTTAGGAGGGATAAATGTCGCTGGATGAAAAGTGGGGACAATCTTTAGGTTTGGGATAAGAGTAGATTCAATTATAGACCCTCGCCAGTTACTTATACCACTTCTATGGCATAGGGCGATAAGAGATATGTTACCCATAGCTACTACTACATTTAAGTTAGATAGTGCTTTTAATTCTTTTCCGAGTTCTTCTATATATTCGAGACCTTCTTTACTAATAGTCCATTTGTTATGAGAGTCTACATCTATGTAGGATCTTAGTGGCTTGTCTCCATCCTTAATTACATTAGTTATATATAGTTGATGTCGTGGAATCTTAGCAATAGTTAGACATTCGTCTAATCCATGACCAGCAGGGCCCACAAATGGCTTACGATAACGAATTTCTTGGAACGATGGTTGCTCGCCAACGATAGCCATTGTTGAGTTAACATCACCTGAAGGTGGAACGTAAGTTTTACGCATCTTCAATCTCCAATAAGTTGATTAAATTTTTTAATTCACTTGGATTTTCTAGAATTTAATACTTCTGTAATTGATTTAATAGCAGGTATCGCTTTAGGTTTTCCATCTCTTCAAAATCTACCAGAACTTTTGATCTACCTATAGTAGTCATTTTAATTATCCTTTGTAGTTATCTTGCATCCCCAGGTCCGCCCACATCTTCCTGGCTATACTGCTATATTTACTAAACTATAGCAGAATTTGATACCTCCCGCTATGCAAGCTAGTGATCTATCGTCCTCTTACACATCTACTCTTAATTCCAATTGAGGTATAGTGTTGTAATCCTTCGACTTCAACAAACTTTCCTACCAATGCACTGTTAGGTACATTTCCTAGATCTCCCCATATCTTTAAATCAACTGCATGAGGAATGATAGTCTTTTCGATATCTTCACAGATATGGTCACGTCTAGTTGTGTCGTATCTAAGTACTCTTAATATCATAAGTCACCTCCATTAAGTGTAGCTGTTAATATACCCCAAGACCGTGAAGTTTTACTAAGAAAGAGTCACGATAAGATTTGCTAAGTTCAAATCCAATAGGACTCATAGCTAAATGATCAGCAGCTATGATACCTACTCCTGAACCTAGGAATGGGATTAGTACACGAGACCCTGTGAAAGCAAAGGTGTCATAGATTTCTTTCATAAGTTCGAGCGGACGTTCAGTTGGATGAGTTTTCTGTGGAGGAGGAACAGGAGTGTACGTATAGACATTACTGCGACCTTGTTTATTAAGCGCTGGACGGCCCTTCCATGCATAGAAGAACATTTCATAGCTATTCGCAAGGTGTATTTCTGGCCGCTTGGATTGTCCAAACCCTTTATTCCATATTCCGCACATTCTAGTCGTATTAAATCCAGCATTGATGAGTTCCTTATAAATAGGTTCAAACCAAGGCTCAGGAGCAAACCAGCAGATGAGCCAAGAATGGTCAGCCATTACTCGATAGCACTCTTGAAAGAGTCTACGAATACCTTGCCATGAATTAGTTGGATTATTATGTCCTTCAATATAGATATCTCTATCAATTTCATTATACTCTTCCACTTGATAGATTGACTCTCCATCAGTCTTTTTGAGATCTCGAAGGTCTATTGCATATGGAGGATCAATCTCAACAAGGTGCATGATATTATCTGGTACCTTAGCTAGTAGCTCAAAACAGTTTCCAGTAACAAAATATTTGGAAAGTTGGTTTAGTTTACTACCTTCACGATTAGCTTCCAATCGCCTAGCAATATTATCCTTAGTAATCAATTCATCCATCTTTTTGATTACTTTAGTAGCATCCTTCTGAGTCTTACAATCTACAAATAAATCTGGAAATGATTCTCTAATCTCAGCTCGCTTGATAGCAGTAGAGACAGAGGCATTAGTTATACCAGCTAGAGACGCTGTATCATTGAGAGTCCATCCAGTTTGTCCAGGTCCAGGAGCTCTCACACCATAGATTTTCTGATTGAGTTCGTGGATTTCCTTAAGCAATGCATCACTTTCCCAATACTCAAAATCCTTACGATAGAAATTCTCTGCAAGCTCAATTGACTTCATTTCATAGTCATTTAATTCTCTATTAAATATACGAACTGGGATAGTAGGAACTTTATTTTTTTCTAGTACCCTAAATCTACGCTCACCAGCTAATAAAATAAACTTTCCATTATCTAGACGTTTGACAGCTAGAGGTTGAATAAGTCCTCTTTCCATCATAGATTTTTCCATGGCAGCTAGGTCACCTAATTCTTTTCTAGCTCTATCACTTACGATGATGTCAGATATTGATACCATTCCAACTTCTCCAACTTGAATCATAGTGAGCCCTCCTCAATAAGTTTAAGTAATTCTAATGCCTGTGATGAAGTTATAGTTGACGCTTTTATTACAGACTTCTTTTTAGGTTTTATAACTACTGGTTTAACATGAGTTCTCCGAGCTAAGCGAATTTGTCTAATATGCTCAAGGGCTTCATCATCACTCATGATTGTGATGCTTTTAATTAGAAGATCATCTAGATTTGACATCTTTACATATCCTTTCTGCAGTAGACATTGATTTTAATGCTTCTCTTGGCTTAACAGATTTTTCAAGTATACATCCTATTGCAAGCTGACCATGTTCTTCTACTATGTCGAGTAGATCTTCTAGAATAGTAGTCATGATAGCTTTTCTAATTCCATGAGTAGAGAGAAGTTTGTTAGCTCTATGTTTAAGTTCTTCTGATATCTCAAAGCTAAATCGAGGTATGTAGTAATGTTCATCTAATTTTGACATGTCTATCTCCAAGTTGTAGTAGGCATAATAGCAGAATGAATGATAGATTCTTTGTAGTGTCTAATTGAATTAACTAATTTAGATATCTCACATATTATATCAGTAGATGGTATGTAGCCTAATGATTTTAGATTATCACAAGCTGGATTGTAATAGTGATCCTGAGATTCTACCGACTCGCGAGGATTTTCAATATTAGATATTTTTACTTCTATATCTATTACATAACAAGCTAGTGTTACGAACCTGGCCAGCGCATTGATAGAATATACTTTTCCAAATTGATTAAAGGTACGATATTCGCCCTTGTCTGGAGGATTATCTATAGCAATAGTTAGACATTTGATAGATTCAGACAGTGGCAGATATCCACGAGTCTGATTACCTTCACCGTAGATAGTAAGTGGCATATTGCAGAGAGCTTGGACACAGAAGCGATTGATAACTGTACCAAAATACTGGTCATAGTCAAATCGAGTACGCTGTACTGGTAGATTGATCGGATAAGGCTCCAAACCGTATACTATTCCCTGCATAATATCAGTTGAACGAATACCCCAGTTTCGGCAAGCAAACTCGATATTATGAGTATCGTGGACTTTAGATAGATGATAGAATGAACCTGCAGTACGAGGAAACATTAGACCACCTATAGGACATGGTAGTAAAGTTCCCTTAAGACAGTTGGTAGGAATTTTTCCTTCAGGAATATCACAGTTTGGAGTACCATACTCACCAAGTGTTCCAAGCTTAATTAGATGAGCATCTGGGCAATTTCTATGTATAGCCCATAGAAGAGATAAAGTACCAATTAGATTATTTGACTGAGTTTCGATTGAAGATCTTACATCTTTCATAGAATATGGAGCAGATGGTTGTTCAGCTAAGTGGACTATAGTGTCAGGTTTGTATTCTGATAAAATCTTGTCAGTGATATAGTGATCTTGAAGGTTACACTTACATACTTGATCAAAGAAGTTATAGTGATCCTGAAGATATTCAAATCGTTCTTGTGCGCTAGATATTGGAGTGAGAGATTTACTTCCTATTCCATGTACTAAAGCTCGACGGGATAGATTGTCTAGTCCACAGACTGTATATTTATCTGGTTGGGATAGAAGATAATTAGCTAAAGTCCAGCCTATGTATCCATCTATACCAAGGATAAGTACTCTATTCATAAGAGATTAAACCTCCTTAGTTTTATTCTACCATAGCGAGCTATGTCTAGAGATAGGTTATGATAAGGAATTAATTCAAGTGTTACAAGTTCAACTAATCCTGAGTTAACTATAGCAGTCATGCAGTCTTTACAAGCTATTTCACGAGTATTCATGTACATAGTGCAACCACGAATAGATACTCCAAGACGAGCTGCATTAGAGATAGCATTGACTTCTGCATGAGCAGCAGGACATTCCATTAGACCCTCTCCAGATTTGTATCCCTTAGCTCTCCGAGGACAAGTATGGATTTTATCTATATTTAATGATTTGCTAACTTCAGATAGGTTAGTTAAGCTTATACTAGCAACTATATCTCCAGTGGGTGTTGGCTTACAGTGAGGATAATTACGAGCTGGGCCATTATAGCCAGTTGATACTATAGAATTATCGCGGACTATAATTACACCTATTTGTCGACTAAGACACTTTGATTTACGTGATACTGCATCACAGATATTTTTAAAGTAAATATCCCACTCATTCATATATCTCACCATTAATAGAAATCTGACAAGTCTCGCTCTTTCCTAAATATATCATATGCAAGTTGAGCATAGTGTGCAAGTTTAATAAAGTCTCGGAGAGTTTCCATCTCACCTCTTGCATTGATAGGATAGCGATTTAGATAACGTTTCATATTCTGAACGCAGTCAGCAGAGCTAAAGCCTCGAATTTGGTCATCACCATCTTCATTTTTATATTGGGGAATAGCATAATTCTTAATATGGAGGATAACTTTATTATTAAAGTCAGTCCATTCTTTAACTCTATCGACAGGCATAAGACCTCCAAGTGAATTAAATTTTTTAATTGACTTATGCGTGTTAGGTATGCGCATCCCACCTTAGGTTTAGTACTTAATATTTAGCGTCTTGCGACATACTTCTTAACCGTATTCTGATCTCCATATTCGTCAGATTTCTTTACTCCAACGATGAGCCAACCTTCTTTTTCAGGAAGGTCATCTGTCCAGGAGAATGGACGAGAGAAGTCAATTTCAAATGCAGTGGCAAACTGTTTGAACTTATACAACTCCCGCTGAAACTGCTTAGGAGTTAGCTTCTCTCTATCCAGTTCCCAGAAGAAGTCATTGAACTCCATGATCATTGGATCTTCAGGAACATCAAAGATTGGTTGATACCAGTTACAATCATTCTTATCGCTGGTACCAGTACGGACAGATACGATACGGGCTTTGACTTCAGTGTTCGGTCGAAGAATTGATGGTTCAGGAGCGCTAGAGATCTCATTTGAAAAATCACTGTAATCTGACATAGTCATGGCTGATACTCCTTTTCTAGATGTTAGTAGTTAGCTGGTAAATAAGAGTGTTAAAAAATTTAATCATCTTTGTTTGTATTTTTCTCTATCACCTCCTTATCTTCCTCGATGTTGTCTTGGTCATTAAACTGGCATTCTGCGTATCTACATATTGGTAATTCTAACCTATGAAATGGACATCCAGTATTATTACATTCAAGCATGTTAGAGCTCCAATTTAGGTTTATCTTCCCAATTAAGGCCTATCTTTTTAAGAATTTTCTTAATATTAGGATCTTCCTTATCAGACAGGCGACCATCACCTTTGAGACGTGATCGAGCGATATACTTACCTTGAGAATCAATAAGAAGTTGGCGATTTACACCAGATGATGTTTCTTCACCTCTGATGACATATAGTTCATCAAACTGCATTGGGATAGTAACCATCGCTTGACCAGTAGTAAAGAAACGATATGAGATTTTCTTAATATCATTACCTTCTTTAGTAGTGCCAATTATCTCTTCCAATGTCTTGAGGTGACCAGTGAGAATAAAATCACAAGGTAGATTCATAAGCTTCTTGATATAGTTAATCATATAAGTCTTTTGTGGAGTATAGTCACGATTCCACTTAGGGGCTTCTCCAGCGTGCTCTGCTTTGCTAAGTTGATAGTTCATCACTGCATCACCCCAGCTAGAGGCACTGTCAAGAGCATAAGTGCCGAACATATTAAAGTAGCCGGAGCTAAGACGAATATCAATAGTCCTCATCCATTCTCCGAATACTTTAGGATCATAAGGATCCTCTCGTTCCCACTGAGTATCGGCAATAATATCTCCGCTTGCAATCCACTTCCTAATAGACTTCGTCCCGCCTGCATCAAAGCTATCAATGTGAATTGGGAATCTGGCAGTGGATAGAAGAAAAGTCTTTCCACTTCCGCTCTCACCAGTGATAAGAGCGGAGAATCTTTTCTGCAAGGGATCGGAAGCATAGTATTCGCGAACTCTCTTAAGTTCTTTCTTTGCGTCATAGGCCATTATTGATTACCTCCTTTGTTAAATAGAATTGTCCTTATCTATTTCATCATTCTTTAGATTACTTAAGTACTCTTCTGCACCTATATAGGTAGTCCAGGTACCGTAGACCTTTCCTTTGTAGCATATTACAAATAGTTTATCGTCAAGTTCTACTACTTTATCCTCTCTAGCTGCTGTTAATAAAGCTTCTGACAATATTGATTTCACTTAGAACTCCATTCTAGATCTTTTTTGTTAGTAGTTTTAATATCTCTAGGATCCCAGTGTTCTTCGATAAAACCTAGTGGAGGTCTATCACACCTTTGGATAGGGTTCTGCCAGGAGATGCAAAAGTCATGGTACTTACATCCATAGTAATCTGTGCATGAGCTAGAATTCATACTAAATGCCATCATTACTGGGTCTGAATCTTTACAGTGAGTAAGACGATCCATCTCTCGTTCAAGTTCATTATATAGATCATTTACAGTCCATAGCCAGCTATTCATCTGATCAGGTGTCTTATATGCAGGAACTCGTAGGAAGGATATGTGATATCCAGCTTCTCGTAATTTTGACTTACGTTGAAGATACTCAAAAGCTGTACCACAGAATTCAACTCCTAAAACTTGGTCTATTGGAAACATACAGTACATACAGTGTGTGTAAGTACCATTTTGGATAGATAGTTGAAATTGCTCACTCCATTGTCTAGTAAAAGCTCCCTTCTTAGATTTATGATCCCAGGAGAAGATACGATCATCTTCTTTTCTCAATACTACTGAGTCCATACGATAGTAAAGTTTACGTCCTTGATAGTTAATAGGGACCGTACCAGAAGTTTCTGTTAATAATACTTGATTGTTATCTAGCTCTTTGTGCCTATCACTAGCATACTTTTCAAGAGCTATTAATGCAGCCATAGGATCTTTTGGACGATATAGTTCATCTGTTTCTTCACTAAATTTCTCACGATAGTTGGATTCAAATAACTCAAAAGCTTCATAAATCTTATCATATCCATGAATTAGTTGATATTCACGAGCTTTGTGCCAGCACTCACCAAACCATAGATCTTGAGCAGGTACCTCAGATCTCCATCCAAGTATATATTCATAAAAGAACAATCTTTTACATCTTTGAAAGCTATCTAATTTAGATGAATCAACTATAGACCAAGATGGCTTAGGTTCGATCTTCATTAGATTTCTCCTCTAGATGGAGGTTATAGTTTTTCATTAGTTTGATGTCTAGGAGTTCTTGAGTTAATCTAAGAATGCGCTCACAGGACTCTTGGCGGATAGATGTTCGATCAAGATAATCTGATCTATTAATGCTAGAATGCTCAATCAGTGCCTGTTTTCTCCACTCTCTTAAAGTACGTTCCGAGATAGTCATTGTCATTTTCCTTCTTTTAAGTTTTTCTCCAGGTAGTCTATCAAGCACCTTCATTCCTTCAGAATAGACTTTATCATACCTAGGAGGTGGTCTGAATCTAGCCAGAGTAGTGTCTCCAGTGTGTTAAATTTTTTAATTGTCTTGGTTGAAGACTATGTTTCTCTCTATATATTTCCCTCCTTTGAATAGAAGTAAATTTAGTCTACCATGTTTGTAAGCAAATGTAGCGCAGACTATGCTATTAAGAACATTTAAAGAGCAAGGAACGATATAGTCATTAGGAGATGAAGTCTTCATCGCTTCAGTAGTCTGTCTGTACATATCATTAGCTGCAAAGCGATTTAGCTTACCCTCTGTAACAAATACTATTGGTCCATAGCGCTCTGCATCACTAAAGTTATGTCCACTTTTGTTTACTATATATACCTTGCTCATCTAAGCCTCCTCGTCACTGAAATCTATATCTCGTGTCTGACTTTCTTGAGACCCAGTTGGTACTCTACTAAGAGCACTAACTACTCCAGGAGGTGCTGTAGACTTCGTAGATCTTAAATCTGCTTTAGACCTGCGATCACTAAAGGCAGGGTTGATTCTAGATAATTTCAATCTATGTTCCTCAGCTCTAGTCTGCTCTTCAAATTGGTTAATGATAGGAGATTTAGGCTTTTCTAGATCTGTGATGTTAGGTAAGTTATCCTTATTACAGGTGTGAGGATCAATAAGATCAACTATGATTCCCTTATACTTCAATGCTTTTCGTTTTAGGTCTAAGTTAGTACCACACTCAGAACAGAAGAATTGTCTTGGCATAGTTGTCAATCCTCCTCTAATTCATCATCTTCGTAATCATCTCTGTAATCAGGTTCTACATATACACGTAACTTTAACTGACCATAGGAACTATTATCTATAACTACTTTCTCAACCTCACATACGAGAAGGTATTCATCCAATAAGTGTGTAATTTCCTCAGATAACTTTGCTGGAACATAGCCGATTTTTACTTTCTCATTTAAGATACTGGAATTGTAGATTAATTCAATAGCATATTTATCGAACTTATTCCCAGGCTCCTTTACCATCTCAAGATATTGTCCCTCAGCTATCTCATTAATAACATTGCTAAGCTGGTAGTACTTAACTCCTGCTGCATAGAAAATATAATCTTTCATTCGTCTTTTCTCCTTTATAGTGTGTTAAATTTTTTAATTAACTGTTAGTCTAGATACCAAATTCCTCTTTCATGTTATTAGTGCTTGCTGCAAAGTCTAATAGAATGGCCTCCAGATTACGAATAGCACCCTTTATTAATTCACTTTCAATTTCGTTTAGGTAGTTATTTAGTAATAGGAGGCTTAGCGCATTGTGTATAAGGGTTATATTCCCCTTCATACAAAACTCACGATGGAATTGAAAGTCTTGCTTTATAGTCCTTTTCATTACTCTTTCTCCTCCAATAGTTGCACATAGACAGGAAATCGAGGAACTTTGCGTCCACTAGTAATGTGCTGATATTTAATCTTACAATACATACCAGGAAGCATACCTTTGATATCCCATAGTTGCTTACGCTGATCTTCTGTAAATCCAGTTCCGACATTGAAGGAATCGCCATTCCCACTCTCACAAATAAGTGCGCCAAGACGACCCTTAGGATTACCTTCAATAGACATTTCTTCTACATAGCCAATAATTTTGTAAGAGTCACTTTTCTTAGGTTTAAACTTCATAATCCAGGTAGATCGCTTTCGCTCGTAAGGTGCATCGAGATGGCGAACTATTATTCCCTCATAGCCTAATCTAACTATATTATCATATACCCGAGTTATTTCGTCTAGAGACTCACAAAGCCAGAATGGAGAGATCTTTATATATGGTAAGTTTAGATCTCTTAAACTTTCCAATAGTATAGTTCTTCTCATCTGTGGAAGTTCATTTACTATGTCAAAGATATGAAATTCTACTCTGTGAGAATCTGGATGAAGGTTGACAGTACGTTTAGTGATTGAGACAATAGTTTCAAAATTCTCTCCGTGTATGTAGAGCTCTCCATCAAATTCAGCTTGGAGTCTTGATATTGATAGAGATGAATTTATGTGAGGGACTGAGTATAGTATGTTTTCTTCACTGGAGAGTAGGATGTAGTTATTATCTAACTGTGTTACTGATGGGATAGCTCTACATCTTATTCCATCATACTTAGGTTGGACTATGTAAGGAGGTTTCCACTTGGCTAGGCGGCGTTCCTCGAAAGGAACACACTTCATAATATTCTTCCACCTATTGATGCTATCATACATAGCTTTTACCTATTATTAGATATTTAAATTATTTAATTAAGTCCTTTCTCAATAGATACAAATTTTGTATATTCTTTATTAAGCTTAGCAATAAACAGATGTAAGGAGGGCTTGGATAGATAGAAAGAAATTTGATTACCTATGTAGAGACTTATTGGCCAAATCTTATTACTATCTTGTACTATTCTAAACTCAATACCATTGGTTTCTTCTATCTCTGATAAGAATAATGATATAGCTGATAATTTCATTGCTTTTTCTCCTTATTAAATGCTCCGGAGACATATTGCAGTCTCCGGAGCTTTAAGTTATTGTTACTGGGCTAGTGCTCTGAGATCTGCGATCATCTTCTTCCGCGTATCTGCATCTGCAGCGAGGAACTTAGCCTTGAATGCAGCTTCAGCATCCATCTTGCCGGTATGAACAGCAACCCCCATCTTTGCAGATGCAAGACGAGATTGGATAGAGCTGATTGGTTCTCCTCGCTTGAGAGCTCCACGAATGTTGGCCTGAAGAGTTACACGCCAGTTTGCGAAGGCATTAGTATTAACGGCATCGTCTCCGAACATGGCTATAGACTCAGCCGCGGTGTCTCCGAACTCCACTTCAACTGAGACGGGACCAAGTTGCTTTATAACTTTACCTTCTGCATCCTTTCTCTCTGGAACCAGTGCTGATACTTCAATCTTTTTCATACTTTCCTCCTATTAGATTTGTTTTTTACTATAATAGGGACCATCCCTTTATAGCATTTGTTGACGATACAGTAAGTCTGTAAGGTTGTCAATGTAATAATTGGTACAGTTTGTATAAGTGTGTGTTAGACCTCCTTTCTTAGACTGGCCAGACATAGGGTAGGTTATCCGGCTCTGTCCATTCATACTGTCTGTAGAAGATTGGATCTTTGCGAAGTAAGTTGCTCCGATGAGAGGAGTGAAACTCAGGAGACCCAATCCAGGGAGGGAATGATACTTTTGGACTGTCAAGGACAATGTAAGGCATGTTGTTAGTGTAACCTTTGATGATCCAGGTACTGATACATAGATTATGATATACAGCTAGGCATTTTTCATAGCCACGCCACATACGGACTGCTGGATGATTCTTCCAACCATCGGACTTTCCTGTTAAAGTATCATAGATCTGCTTAGCCTCTATCCTTTGTTTACCTAAACGTTTGTTATCTAGACATATGATGCTTCTGGTCAGCTCTGGATATGGTAGGAATGTCTGCATAGATATCTCCTTAGATATATAGAAGTAATAGATCTTAGACCTCATAGGTTAGATTCTAAAATATATAAATTATCCAACTTATAGTTATATACCATGCTATAGATGAAATTGCGGCCCAGATGCATATAGTAGCTAGGTCTATCTCAGACTTCTTCTCTTCTTCATTCTTCTTCATTATCATAGTTTCCCTCCTCCATCTCTTTAAACATCTTATAGCATGTTGGACATAGGTAGAGACCATTATAGGGTATTAGAGTATCTATACAACAGCAATAGCATTCATCACAGCACATGAAGTCCTCCAGTGGATTAAAAAATTTAATTAACTTATTTTTTAATTAAGTCTGCTAACTCATTTAATAAATTATTTATCTGCTCTTGTGTTAGATGACTAGTAACAGTAGATTTCTTAACACTATTAATCACTCTAATCTTAGTCCTCATAGCCCATTCTCGATCTATCAATTCATAGCGCTTCTTCAAATCTTTATACTCACTCTCTAAACGATAATACTCTTGTCTGAGTGCATCTAATGCACTTTTTCTTTTACGTATTTCTTTTAATAATTCACTTTTACCATCTGTAAGTAGATTCATAGTTCCTCCTTATCTCAACTTACCATTTTTTGAGTTATTAAAAATATACTTTCATTATCCCAATCCTAACATATCTAAAAACAATTGTAAATAAGCAAATGATGATAGTTTGCAATTACGCTCCCATTTACAGTTTCCTCAATACCTTAAGTGTGAAAGTGAATTAAATTATTTAATCATCTAATTTCTTCTGCACACACCAGTCTGATTCCATTAGCATTCTATCCTTTTCTTTTATCCTCTCATAATCAGCATTTATTTCCTCATCTGTCTTAGCTCTCAGCATGTTACTATTACTATTACTATCAATACACTCCTGTCCACCATCATCATCTTCTACATTCCTATCTATACTTCCTCCTCTACTCCGCTTTATTGCATCTAATTTAACCTTCAACTTAGCGTCTTCCAATGCCTCTCTTAACCTTTTCTTAGCTAATAACCTCTCTATCTCGTTACTATCTCTTATCTCTTGCTTAATCCTTTTCTTCCTTTCTTTCTCCTCTATTTCATTCTTAATCCTCTCAGCCTTAACACTTTCCTCGTATTCAGCTTTCTTCTTCTTCACATACTCTACATATATCTTCATATCCTTACTCCCATCTGGCCTAACCCATGGTAGATCTTTATTAACTACCCGGCAATCGAATGCAGGACTATTATCTACCATGTTTGAAAAGTCTTGACTCCTACTCTCAACCACTCTAGCTATCTTCTTAGCTAATTCAATATCTTCCTTCAAAGGCTTCTCACTTGTACCATACTTATCCTCAGCTGTCTCAATAGTTTGAGATTTAAACTCTCTATAACCTAGCTCACTTTCCTTTCTAATCTCCTCCAACTGCATATTATGTAGTAAATTCCTCTTTCCTTTATCTCCTGGATTAAGATCTATCCTAAACTTACTCTGTAAATAATCACTAGCCTGCTGCACTTCAAACTCTATAACCTTCCCATCTTCCAACAACTTCTCATAAACCATATCCAGTATACTCCTCAACACATCACTCATAAATCTATTCCTTCTTCCATTATCCTCTAGCCATTTATCTAAACTAGCTATCTTCCTCCTCTCATACCATACCTGTATCAGTGCGTCTCCCTTAAAATTCTTCGGTCTCATCATAGCCTTCCCTCTCGTACTATCTTCCTTTCCTCCTACTCCTATCCTCCACTTACTCATCTTACCTCCCTCCTCCTCCCTAGTTCATTAAATAATTTAACTCTCTTCCTCTTTCTCTTAATCTTAATCTATTTCTTTAATGTTATTAATTTTATTATTCTTTATTGCTAATCGTCTACCTCTTTTTTTTTTTTTTTTTTTTTTTTTTTTTTTTAGGGGTAGGCAATTAACAATAAAGAATAACAACCATAACAATCATAACAATCATAACGACATTAACAATTTATTTGTCTGGATATCAGAACTATGGGAAGATGGCAATGTAAAATTTGATGAAAATGAGGTAAGGTAATTGTGTTATCTTTCCAGATAATAGTATGTAGTTGAAAGTTTGTACTATGAAATAGGTATAAGTGTATTAAATAATTTAATCCACTAATTTATCGAAAAGTGTATTAAATTTTTTAACTAACTATGTTATATTCCAAGATTATAATATATAGTACTAACTATAAACTAATACAAATAAAAAAACCCTAGATGAATTAACATCCAGGGTTAATGTTAACAGCTAGTGTATCGCTTTTAGTTTCTTTAGCCTCTAGAGCTCATCCATTCTTTTT